TCTGTGGGGACCTCGTCTTTAGCGAGGTTGCTCTTCGTCTTAAACTCCTCCTATCTACCGACCTTCGGCGCTCGGGGTTAGGAGCTAAGGACTTAGTTCAACTTGGTTTCTGTGATCCAGTGAGGCTCTTCATTAAGCAAGAACCTCATAAGAAATCCAAGATAACGGATGGATTCTTTCGGCTTATTTCAAATGTTTCTTTGTGCGATGAATTAATAGATAGATTAATTATGGGGGCTCAAAATGAGCTTGAGATCGACAACTGGTTAGATATCCCTTCTAAACCAGGTATTGGTTTTACTGACGACATGATGAAAGAGATTTACAACAGAGTAAAAGCTATCATGGCTTTTATGCCTATACGTGAAGGAGACTCGTCATCATGGGACTGGACAGTTCAATTCTTCGAATTGATGGCTGAAGCTGAGTGCAGAATAATCCTCTTAGGAGTAGATTCTTCTGGACTATGTGCTCGTCTCATTCGAAATCGATTTTATTGTGTTGCTTGGAGTGTATTCGTGCTCTCTGACGGATCCATGTACCAGCAATTAGTTCCGGGAATCATGTTAAGTGGTTTCTACGGAACCAGTTCCAGTAACTCCCGTATAGTCGTTCTCAATTGTGTTATGGCTCGCGCTCAGTGGGTCATAGCCATGGGCGATGATTTTATGAGTCATGATGTTGAAGGCTTAGAAGATGTCTTCCGATCAAACGGTCATTTGTTGAAGTACAGCGAACCTGTGTCCTCCGAATTTCAGTTTTGTTCGACGCGTTTTCCTTCTATGGAGCCGGTTAACATCTGGAAGACCTTTGTCAAGTTGCTGAACCAAAGGGTGGTCCCTTACAAGGATCGCTTGTCCCTGTTTAGCCAGTTCCAAGAAGACATTAGGCATCATCCTAGAAAGGAAATCCTGTTTGGACTTGTTCAAGCTTCAGGATTTCTCGACTATGATGATTAAGGGATAAGGTGGACTCGGTTGGTAGTCTTATGGCTACTAAACGTGTCCGCCGAAGAAGGAGAGCTGCCCAAGTTGCAGTAGTACCTGCTAAGAAAAGTGCGAAGACTGCAAAGCGCAGGAATAAGTCGCAAGTAGAGACCGTAAGGGCTCTTGAGCGAAAGATTGCTGCCATGCAGATTAACATGTCGCCATT